CTCAAATAACCTTGTACATGGAGATTCGGAATGACTGAAGTTGTCAATATGAATGCGTCGAGTGGTTCCAAAACCGTCACCCTTTGCATGATCGTGAAGAATGAGGCACACGTCATTGAGCGATGCCTGTCGTCCGTTCTTCCCGTCATCGATTACTGGGTCATCGTGGACACCGGCTCCACTGACGGAACTCAGCAGAAGATCAAGGACTTCTTCGATCGCAACGGAATCAAGGGCGAACTTCATGAGTCCACTTGGAAGGACTTCGGCACGAATCGCTCCGAGGCTCTGGAATATGCCCAGAAGTCTGGCTATGACTACAGCCTGATGATCGATGCTGATGAGATTCTCGTCTTCGATCCCGGTTTCGATCCCGTGCAGTTCAAGGCCAATCTCACCGCCGATCTCTACAACGTGTTTGCCTTCTTCGGCGGCACCAAGTACCATCGTCCCCAGTTGACCTCGAACCACAAGCGTTTCTATTATCGTGGCGTTCTCCATGAATATGCCGACTGCCTTGATCCGATCGAGACTCGTGATTTCGCTCGTGGCTTCATGAACACCCCCATTCAGGACGGTGCCCGTTCGGCAACTCCTGACAAGTACGCCAAGGATGCGACGGTGTTCGAGGAGGCTCTCGCCAGCGGAAAGGTCGATGAGAAGGATTTCAATCGCTACCACTTCTACCTTGCCCAGTCGTATCGTGACTCGTCGCAGTGGGATAAGGCTCTTGATGCCTACCTCAAGCGTGGCTCTCTGGGTGGCTGGAACGAGGAAGTCTTCTATTCGTACTATCAGGCGGGACGCATCATGGAAATCCTCAAGAAGGAGTTCGATGAGATCATCCGCATGTACTTCCAAGCCTATCAGGTCGCCCCGTGGCGTGCCGAGAGCCTCTGGGCGGCTGCTCGCCTGTGCCGCAACTACTGCCGCTGGGATCAGGCGTATCGCTTCGCCAAGGCAGCCCTGAAGATCAAGTACCCCGAGGGTGCCCTCTTCGTCGGTCAGCCCATCTACGATTGGGCCATTCTGGACGAGTTCGCCATCTCCGCCTACTGGACCGATAACTTCTTCGAGTCCCGCATGGCATCGATCCAACTTCTGAACGAGGGCAAGTTCCCGCCCGATCAGAAGGAGCGAATCGAGGCGAATCTCAAGTTTGCCACCGAATCGCTCATGACCGAACGCTAATGACAGCATTTCCGTCGTCTAAATAGTCTCATACTAGAGGGACTATAAAGATGGCATACGGTTCACTGGCTTTCGGAATCAATTCGGCTGACAGTCGTTCTGTCAGAAATACAATCTCGCAGACGGGTCACGGTTTTTCTGTCGGAATGGCAGTCTACCGTGACCCGTCTTCGGGCGTTTATAAGAAGGCATCATCTGCCAACTTCAGCACCTCGAACACCTGCGGCATCGTAGAGTCGGTCACGGCGAACACCTTCGTCCTCGTCTATCAGGGCGAGATCGATTTCAACTCGTCAAGCATCAGCATCGAGGATGGAAGCACCAGCCTCACCAACGGTTATGTCTACTACCTGTCTGGTTCGCCATCGCTGACCGGATACATCACACCGACCGCTCCGACTGATATTTCAAAGACGTATCAGCCCCTTCTCGTAGCCACAAACACCAATCAAGGTCTAGTCATCAATTCCTTGCCGAAGACGGTGGTTGGTGCCACCCTGTACACCCCTGTGGGAACGGTTGTGCCGTGGGCGGGTCTGGCAAGCAGCGTCCCAACCAACTGGATGCTCTGTGCGGGTGATTCGGTTTCCAAGTCCTCCTACAGCAATCTGTACAGTGCCATCGGCGATGCTTATGCCATCACGTCGCTCGAAAGCAGTGTAGTAAGCGGCCCGAGCGGAAGTGGACAGGATCTTGTCGTCTCGTTCTCCAGCAACTTCGATGGAACTACGGGCAGTTCCGTGCATTCTCTCAATCCGGCAGAATCCAATCCGTACTTCAAGATCTATTGGAGCAGCACGGACGTTGCAATCGCCAAACTCATCAGCACGGATCTGAGTGCGAAGACTGCGAAATTCCGATACATCACGAACTATCCCGGAACATCAGCACATGCCGACTTCTTCACGGGAGCGTCCGGAAGTCCTTTCGTGCAAGTCAAGGTCGGAACTCTTTCGAATGGAGAGGTTTCCGGTGTCACGAGCGGAACCTTCTTCGTTCCTGACCTTCGTGCCAGAACGGTGTTCGGAAGCGGTTCGGGAACGGGTCTGACCAGCACAGGTCTCTCTCGTGGTTACTTGGGTGGCGAACAGACTCACCTGATGACTCAGAGCGAACTCCCTTCTCACCAGCACGATATTCAGATCGGCGGCGTGAACGAAGGTTCGGGAAACTACATCCTCGGTGCCGATGCGGGCACTCCTTACCGCCGAGCCTCGGGAAGTTCGAACGCTCTCATCGGAACGGCCAAGACGGCACTCACGGGTGGAGGCGACCCATTCAACGTACTTCCTCCGTACGTGTCGATGAACTGGATCATTCGATACAACCCATCCGAGGGTCCGGAAATCGAAGTTGGTCCGATTGGTCCCGCTGGTCCGCTCGGTCCCACCGGTCCCACGGGCATTGCTGGCCCCACTGGTTCGCTCGGTCCCACTGGACCCCAAGGAACGACGGGGCCGACCGGCTCTCAGGGGCCGACAGGCCCCACCGGTCCAGAGGGTCCCACGGGTCCGCAAGGCCCTCAGGGCGAACCCTGCACGCAGCAAACCTCATACGGGTCTAGCAATACAACGACTCTGTTTCTGGCTTCGTCCTCGTCATACAACGGAAGCATTACGCCTCCCTATTCCACAATCTCGGGACTGGACATCTCGACCAGTTCCACTTATCCCACGGACTTCACCTACTTCAAGAATTCCTTCAAGTCATCCAACACTCCGTTCCTTGACATGATCGGAGACGAGTCCGGAAATACCACACTCAATCCATACGCCCCGACGTTCTTCGGAACTCCCACGTTTGCTCACGGAAAGACCACATGGACCTCTAGGCCGAACGGAAGCCTATCTCGGTTCCCAAGTTCAACTACGAATCTCAACTTCACGGACAGCCAAAATGCCATCTTTGACACCGTCAAGATTGCACTTGAACCCGGAATCTATACGTTGAACTCGGGCGAGTCTTTCTCCATGTACGGCCCCCGTAAGGTCGTGATTGGTTCGACTCCCGGTGAAGGTGCGGTCTATGATCTCGCCCTTTCGTACGTTCAGGTCATTGCCTGCACGGGAAGCACAGGAGCAACCGCCGACGATTGCTTCCGTCTGAAGTGCCTGATGCGAGGCGGAACGTCTCTCGCTCAACCACTCGTCGTCACGGGTCAGTTCGTCCGATTCGACTATACGAACCTCAGCCTTCCGATGGGATATGACCTCGGATTCACGGCTGGGTTGCCGGGTGCCACTGGTGCAAGCGGAGCGACGGCGGCATTCCTCACAACGCTGCTTGGTGCATATGAAGTCGTATCCAACGGATGGTCGGGAAACAACAGTTTCACGGTGGAAGTGCCCCATGCCTACGGCAAGGGAACCACGTCGAATGTTCCGGTTGGCATTCCCTTCGGATTCTCCACGACAAGCATCACCGCCGCAAGCGTCTACACCACCGTGGTTCGTGTTGCGAACGAAGATGGATTCTTGTTCGCAGATTCGGGCACCAATGTCTACCTCGGGACCGATGGCCTTGATCCGTTTGTCATCACCTACTACGGAACCGGCGTAACTCTCGCAAACTACACGACCAATCAGCGATACAGCAACGCCACGGGAATCCATACCCTTGGAAACCTCACGCTCGGCGATGGCATGGTCATCGGCGACTTCCCCACGGGAATCCTTGCACAAGGAACCGCTCGTGTGAAGGGAACCGGCGTGAACCTGCAAGGCAACTACATCGGTCTGAATCTGAAGGAAACGGCAACGGCCAATCTTTCGGCGGTCACCATCAACCGCAACATCTTCGGAACCATCGCACAGGACAACGGAAACGTCAACTTCGTGGGTGCGGTCGAAGGTGATGCGTACTACAACGTGATGAGCAGAAACGGAGCAGCGGCGATTACGTGCCTCGACGGAGGAACCGTCCGTGTTGCTCGCACGGTTGCTCGTGAGAACCCTGCACTCGTGGCGTTCGATTCCCCTTCGGTTCAGTTGGACAGTCTCGTCGTAGATCCTTCCAGCAGATGGCTTGGTTCTACGATCGGTCTCACGGGAACCACGGGTGGCTCCACGGTTGACGTAGGTGTGGCGGGAAGCAACTTCTCGATCTTCGTTTCCAACAGCAACGGTGCAATCAAGGACCCATCTCCCGCCAGCACCAGTCTATTCGGGTTCGGACCCTCGGATGTTCCCGAGATTCGCTTGCAGGACTCCACGCTTCGAGTCGATACTGCGAACGCTGCAAAGTTCGCAACATCGTCCAGTTCAGTTCTCCAAGCAGTGACCAATCTCAAGTTGACAACAAACTCCAAGACTACGAAGAGTACGATTCAGACGGCATCGACTCAGGACGCACCTGCCGTGGTCGCAGGTCCCGCTGAGCCCTAAGGAAAACATATGGCGACTTTCAAACATGTTGGTGATGTCATTACGATTGATGATGTTGAGATTTCCGTGGACCTGTTCAGGGCTCTTGAGCCGAACTATCGTCCACACCCAGACCTTGAGATGCTTGTCTACAAGGACGGAACTCTTACGACTCGAATGAACGGAAAGACCGCTTCGTATAGTGGTTGGACCGAGGGCGAGAGATACATCGCTCGCAAGGAGGATTTCCGAACTATTTTGAGAATCGCTCAGAGGGAGGACGGAGAGACGAATCAGACCGTCGAGTCGATTGCATATCCCGAACTATGTCGTGAGCGGGACTATCCGCAAATCAAGGACTTGGTGATTGCTCTCTGGGAACACATCGTTGAGAAAAAGGATACTGTTGAGTCCGGTATTGACAGTCTCCAGACGCAGAGGGTGGATGTAAAGAATAAATACCCACTGAAGGAGGAGACTGAAGATGGCTCGAATAACCTCAAGGGAAGCACTGAGACTGTATTGCCTAAGGGCACTCGGCGAACCCGTAATCGAAGTAAACATAGCGGATGAGCAGGTCGAGGATCGCCTCGATGATGCCCTTCGATTCTTCAGCGAATACCACTTTGACGGTGTCGAAAAGGTCTACCTGAAATATCAGGTGACGGCAGCCGACATGCAAAATGGCTATATCGATATGTCGTCCGCCAATCCGGGGTTCAAGACCGAGGATCGATCTCAAGTGTCTCCCGAGACCGGAGAGGATGTTCTTCTCCAAGATCTCGTCACGAGCGTGACTCGCATCTTCCCGTTCACTCAGCAATCGGTGGGCATGTTCGACATTCGCTACCAATACGCACTGAACGATCTCTATACGTTCGGTACGATTGACCTCGTTCAGTACGATCTGACCCAGTCGTATCTTTCGCTTCTTCGCCAGTATCTTTCGCCCGACAAGAGCGTTCGATTCAGCCGTGTGCAGAACCGGTTGTACATCGACATGAACTGGTCTCAGCAGGTTTCCGTGGGCGGCTACTTAATCATCGAATGCTACAGAATCCTTGATCCCCGCCTCTATCCCGAAATCTACGAGGATCGCCTTCTCAAGCGATACGCCACCGCTCTCTTTAAGCGGCAGTGGGGTCAGAATCTCTCCAAGTACTCGGGAATCAAGTTGCCCGGAGACATCACACTCGACGGAAAGTCGATGTACACGGAAGCAGTTGCGGAAATCGAAGCCATCGAGAAGGACATCGTATCCAAGTACGAACTTCCCGCCGACTTCATAATGGGATAAAACATGGCACTCAATCCGTACATTCGTGTCAATGACAAGACCTATTTTCCCGAAAGGAATCTGGTTGAGGACCTCACCATCGAGGCCATCAAGATTCACGGGCAGGAGATGTTCTACGTTCCCCGTGAGTTGCTGAAGCGAGACGACTTCTTCGGTGAGTCGAAGTATTCTCGTTTCACGAAGTTCAAGATGATCGAAATGTACATGGACACCACCACCGCATTCGAAGGCGGCGACACGTTCACGAAATTCGGATTCGAGATTCGTGACAGCGTCAAGTTCACCGTATCACGTAAGCGTTTCATTAGGGAGACTGGAAAGCAGCGTCCATTGGAAGGAGATCTTTTGTATTTGCCCCTCAACAAAGGGTTGTTCGAGATCAAGTTCGTGGAGCATGAAAATCCGTTCTATCAACTGGGCAAGTTGTTCTCGTATCAGTTGACCTGTGAACTCTTCCAATACAGCGAAGAGAAGTTCAGCACAGGTGTTCCCGAGATCGATGTCATCAACCAAGAAACGGGCTACAAACTGCTCGTCACACTGGGGCAAACCTATGGATCAGGAACTTTTGCGAAGGGTGATCTCGTATATCAATACGAAAATGGTCAGTTTACGGGAGGACTTTCGGGCGCAACTCAGAGGACGCAAACCGCAAGGGGCACGGTCCTCTCGGTTGACGACAAACAGTCTCCGAAAGTACTTTCTATTGCCGATGTATCTGGCCTTTGGGTCACAACGGGATCTCCATACCTGACCAAATCCAATCAGAGCGTATATGCCACCGTCTCCGGAACCGACGAGAAACTCGGAGTCCTTGGAGCGGAAGGAAAGAACGAAGAGATCGAAACAGAGGCCGACACCATCATCAACTTCAGTGAAAGCAATCCATTCGGAGATCCGTAATCGATGTATGACTACTTCTATCATGGTACGATTCGCAAGGTGGTGGTCGCCTTTGCTTCGATGTTCAACGACATCTACGTGTCCCGCAAGGATGAGAGCGGGAACGAGATCGAGCGATTCAAGGTGCCCGTCGCTTATGGACCTCAGCAGAAGTTCCTTCGTCGTCTCGATCGCATCGGAGAATCGTTCGACACCAACCAGATTCGTCTTGAGACGTATCTTCCTCGCATCGGATTCGAGATCACCAACTTCCAGTATGACTCCTCACGAAAGTTGAATACGATTCAGCAGACGGCTGCGTACTACTCCGGTGATCGGTCTAAACTTTACCGGAGATACGAACGCATTCCATACAATCTGACGTTCAGCGTCAGCATCATGAGCAAGACCATGGACGATGCTCTTCAGATCGTCGAGCAAGTCCTCCCCTACTTCGGACCTGAGTATACGTTCACCATCAAGGCGGTTGATCCCACCGATCAGGACGTGGACATTCCGATTGTATTTTCCTCTTGCACCTTGAGCGACGGAGACGATGGAAGTTACGGGGATTATTCCACACGAAAGATCACCACGGCGAATCTACAGTTCGTCGCCAAGGCATACCTATATGGTCCGGTGACGAAGCAGAAGGTCATCACGACCGTGGATGTGAACATATTCGACACCAAGTGGCTGAACGCACCCGGCCCCACGTATGCAAACATTCATGCAGTGGCGAAGAACGGAGTCACGGCGGGCGGATACTTCGTTTCCGTGACTGGACCGGGACCAACTGGAGGAACTGGCGACAGGGCATCCATCGTGATTACTGAATACCCGAACGGATAATACATCATGAACAGCAAATCTGATATGAACATTGCGAAGGCACTCGACATCGATCTTCCGATTGTCGAGGCGGATTCAATTGCTCCCTCCGTTCCCGATCCTCCCACGGAAGCCACGCAAGGACCCACCGGATACAACAACGGAGATGCCGACACGGACTATGAAGAAGTCCGTCGAAATCTCAAGGTGGTCATTGAACAGTCAAACAGTGCGATTCAGGGCGTGCTGGAACTGGCGGAAGACAGCCAACAGCCTCGTGCATACGAAGTCGTCGCTCAACTCATCGGTCAGACTTTGGAAGCCAACACCAAATTGATCGACCTTCATCGTCGCATGAAGGACATCAAGAAGCAGGAAACGATCAAGCAGACGAACGTGACCAACAACAGCA